GCGGTGCTGTTAGTTTAGGTGGTAATATAACTGCTGACGTTTTAAACCAAGAATATCAAATAGCAAGTCTTATTGATACTAACACCTACACAATTATAGCTAAAGATACTGGTGGTAGTACTGTTGTAGCTAATGCTTCCGATACAGGTAACGGAGGAGCTTCAGTAGTAGGTACATACCAAATTAACGTGGGGTTAAATGTCTACAGTACTAGTACTGGTTGGAGCGTAGGCACATGGGGAGCAGGACCGTTTGGTTCAACTACAGGTTTAAGTTTTACTAATCAGTTAAGACTTTGGTCTGCGGATAACTTTGGTGAAGATCTTATTATTAATCCACGTAACGGTGGTATATTTTATTGGGACGCCACTAACGGAGTAAGCACAAGAGCGGTTGAACTACAAAATATAAGCGGTGCTAATCAAGTTCCTACTGTAGGACTACAAACGCTAGTAAGTGAAACCGACAGACACGTTATAGTTTTTGGAGCCGATCCGCTTTCAGGTGGTGTAAGAACTGGTACTAGTGACCCTATGCTTATAGCATTTAGCGATCAAGAAAATGCTTTAGAGTTTGAACCTCTTAATACTAACACCGCAGGTAGTTTACGAGCCTCAGAAGGTTCAATTATTGTAGGTGCTAGAAAATCAAGACAAGAGATATTAGTTTGGACAGACACTGCTTTGTATTCTATGCAATTTATTGGACCTCCTTATACTTTTGGTTTAAACTTAATTAATAAAGGTACAGGTTTAATTGGACCAAACGCAGCAATCACTGCTCCTAACGGAGTGTTTTGGATGGGTTACGATAGTTTTTACGTTTACAACGGTGCTGTACAAAAAGTACCTTGTCCTGTGCAGGATTATGTTTTTGGCGGAATGAATGTTACTCAAGGCTTCCAGTTTTTCGCTTTTACTAATAATGAATTTAATGAAGTAGGTTGGTTTTACTGTTCTGAAGGCAGCAATAACGTTGATAGATACGTTACTTACAACTACGTTGAACAGGCATGGGCTTATGGTCAATTAAGTAGAACTTGTTGGTTAGATAGAAACATAGTGAATTACCCACGTGCCACAGGCAGTAATTATTTGTACGAACATGAATACGGTTATAACGATGACGGCTCACCTATGACTAACGTTTATATAGAAAGTGCAGACTTTGATATAGGCGACGGTGAAAGTTTTGCGTTTATAAATAGAATAGTGCCTGATATGCGTTTTTTAAATAATAGCAACGACGGTAAAGTAAACGTTGTACTAAAAACTAGAGACTATCCAGGAGACTCACTCACCACCAACAGTACAAGCCAAGTAGGAGGAGATACTCAACAAGTTTATGTACGTTCACGTTCACGTCAAGCTGTACTTAGAATTGAGTCTGATGATGACGCTTCAGGCGACGGTAATAACGATACAGGTTGGAGGCTCGGAGCTACTCGTATAGATATAAGACCTGACGGTAGAAGATGAGTAAGTTACTACCTACTAGGTTACCTATAAGTTATGACACACCTGTTACTTCAGACGTTTATAACCGTTTAATAAGAATTTTAGAGCTAAACTTAGGCACTGTTGACCCCGATAATACTCGTCAAACTAATACCGCTTTAAGAGATACTGAAGCTCCTAGTCAAGGAACTTTGATCTTTAATACTAATACCGATACTTTACAGTGTTGGGATGGTACTCAATGGCGTGATTGTTTTACTTCGCAGTTTTATGCTACGTCTACTGGATATAGTATGACTAGCACTTTAGGTACTGTAAGTGTCGTTACTCCGTAAATGTAACTATTGTAAAAAAGAAAAGCCACTAAGCGATTTTGACCAAAATAAAAGAGTAGGTAGACAGTGTAACGCTTGTAAATTAGAGCGTAGACTAGAAAAAATTAACAGTAATCCTTTTGCTTATATTCATCATCTTTGTGTGCAATTACGTTATACACGTAAAAAACAAGGTATAAAGTGGACTATACAACCTGAAGATTTAAATATTATTTATGCTAAACAGTCGGGTAAGTGTGTACTTACAGGCGTAGAAATGACTTATAAAAGAGGTACAGGGGAAGAGTCTGACTTTAATATATCAATAGATAGAATTGACCCCACTTTAGGCTACGTAATAGAAAATATACAATTAGTGGCTAAAGTAGTAAATTTTTTAAAACACGATTTACCTCAAGAAAAGTTTATCAAATTGATAAAATTAATATACAATAATACTAACCAGTGATGAACAAATGACGGAAAGTAATGATAGTCAAGCACATGAAAAAGTCTGGGACTATAAAGGTTGGTACTGGGACGACGTCAATAAACGGTTTTACCGATGGCATGAACTAAAATTGTTAATGCAGGAACGTAATATTAAAGCGGAACAAGATGAGTCTAAAAAAGTTTTTTAAGAAGAATTTAAGAGATATAGCTACCGTAGTAGGATTCGCTGTTGGTGGTCCTGCAGGTGCTGCCATAGGTCAAGGCATAGGCTCAGTAGGCGAAGGTAGAAGTTTAAGTGATTCACTTATGAGTGCTGCTAAAGTTTATGGTGGTGCTAATATAGCTACTGGTGCAGGTTTACAAGGCGGTGGTGGCTCTATAAGTTTTGGTCCAGGAGGTATCGCTCAAGGTGTCGCTACTAATAGTGTCCCAGGATTTTTCCAAGGTTTAGGTGCAGCAGGAAGAGCAGGTAGTTTAGCTGGTATCGGAGAAGCTTTTGGTAGTTTAAGTGGTTTACAAAAAGCAGCTGTGTTAGGTATAGGTTCTTTAGGACTAGGTAGTTTAGCTGGTGGTGAACAAGCTCCAGCGACAATGCCTGCTAGTACTAGCGGTTATCTAACTCAAGGTTTACGTCCCGCTACAGTAAGCGACGTTTACGGTACAGCCTCAGGTTTACCAAGCATGGGCACAACAGGAAGCGGTAATTTATTAGCAGCTCAAAGTTTAGACCCTATTAATCAAGCCTATTTACAGTTATTAGGTGGTAGAGACCAAGATTACGGCGAAATACCTTTTCCTACTTTTCAACCAAGTCCAGTTTTAGCTTCTAAAGACGGAGGTATCGCAAGACTCGCTGACGGTGGAACTTTACCTGAAGTTGATTTACGTATGCACGGAGGTGCTACTCATGACTCTAACGGATCTGGTAATAAAGATACTATACCAGCGTTATTAGCAGACGGTGAATTTGTAATGACTAAACAGGCTGTAAAAGGTATAGGTAACGGAGACCACAACAGAGGCATAGAGGCGTTATATGCTATGATGGATTTTAATGAAAACAAAGCACAGAACATGGGGATAGGTAGAGCGTAATGGCTACAGAAACACAATTTGCAAGAACCGAAAGTTTACCACCAGCGTACTTACAACAATTTTTCGCTGGTGTTCCAGGAGCCAATATTCCTGGAATACTTCCTTTACTTAATCAAGAATTAGTTAACCGTATATTAGGTATGGGCGTAGAAGGTGCTACTCCCTATACTTACACAGGTCAACGTATAGCAGAATTTACTCCCGCAGAAGAACAGGCGTTTAGACTAGCAGGGGAAAGTGCTGGTGCTTACATGCCTTATATCCGCAGAGCCGAACAACTAGGCGAACAAGGTTTAGGTGATGTACGTAGAGCTACAGATATCGGTACAAGATACTTACAACAAGCTGGACGCGAAGGTGCAGGAGCTGTACGTGAAGCAGCAGGCATACTCCGTGGCTTACCTAGTGAGTTTCAAACTGCTCAAGCTATAGGTTTAGGTGGGTTAGGTATGTATGACCCACGTATGGCAGGTGGTTTTTATAACCCTTATGAAGAGCAAGTAGTACAACAAACACTACAAGACATAGGCGAACAATACGGTAGAGCTGATGTAGGCGAAAGAGCTAGACAAGTTGCTAGTGGTGCTTTTGGTGGCTCACGTGGTCGTTTAGCTCAAGAAGATATAGCCAGACAGTTTGGTAGAGGTGCTACCGAAGCGGTAAGCGGTATACGTAGAGCTGGGTTTAGTCAAGCTCAACAACAATCTCAACAAGCTTTTGAAGAGGCACAACGTAGACAATTACAAACCTCACAACTTTACGGTAATTTAGCTGGTCAAATGGGGAACGTGGCTGGTGGTCTAGGTAGTTTAGGTACAGGTTTAAGTAATATACTCGGCGGAGTAGGCAGAGATATTTCCACCACAGGTTTACAATTAGGTCAATACGGAGCTAACATCGGTCAACAAATGGCAGGGTTAGGTCAAGGCGTAAGCGGTTTAGTAGGACAGGATATTAATACACTACTAGGTATAGGTGGTATGCAGAGAGGTCAGCAACAAGCTGGATTAGATTTAGCTTACCAAAACTTCTTAGGTCAATATAACTTACCTATGCAAACTTTTGGACAAATAGGTCAATTAGCAGCAGGTTTCGCTCCTGCTTTAGGAGGTCAGACAGTAACTCAAGCAGCAACCAGTACACCTAGCAACACACTAATGCAAGGACTAGGTGCAGCAGCAACACTTTATGGTTTAACACAAAATCCCGCGAGT